TTTGTTTTTTCAAAAATTTCAAAAGTTTTTTGGAAATTACAAAATAAATCAAGAGATGTACTCAAATTATAATTTCAATTTTTAAAAATATCCAGTGTCTTTTTAATACATCATAATGGTATTACAAATAGCACGGTAGCCTCTCAATAGCCCCTAATATACCGCGTTGGGGGCGGTTTCCCCCATAGGGCGGTTTCCCCCACCTCTCAATAGCCCCATTATAGCCCGCGTTGGGGGCGGGTTCCCCCATAGGGCGGGTTCCCCCATAGGTTTCCCCCACCCATTATAATTATATAATAAGAAATAGTAGGAAGAGTAGGGAGAGTAAATGAAGAGTGCGAAGCATATTATAGTTGGCGCAGGTATTACTGGGTTATATTTGGCATATCAATTGATATTAAAAGGTGTTTCGGCTGCTGATATAGTTATATTTGAAGGTTCAAAAAGAATAGGTGGACGTATTTATACAAACGAACATAAAGGGTTTAGATATTCTGTAGGAGCAGGGAGATTAGGAAAGAAGCATAAATATGTTATGAAGATAATCAAGGATTTTAAACTCCAAGACCAGATAATAAATATTGGAAAAAATACGAATTATTTTGTTGAGGGACGCTTGATGAATGAGGCTGAACTCTTGAGCCATTATAAATCTAATTTCAAGAGCCTCAACGAATTGTGGAAATATGCTATTGAAAAAAAATTGAATGGTAATAAATATGACCCTAGTCTATATAATTTACATAACTATTTTTCTCTAATATTGAGCGAAAATGAAGTTGAGTTGCTCAAGATATCGTTTGGATATATTGGCGAGATGTATGATATGAATGCCTATAATGGCCTCATAACATTACGAAAAGATTTTGATATTCGCAATAATGAGTTTTTCGTATTACGCGACGGAATACATATACTATGCGATGTGCTCTATAAATATATATTAGATGCTGGTGTCTCTGTTATTTTTTCATCAATCTTAGAGGATGTCTGTGATGGCGCTGGCGGCGAACGCGGCGACAAAAAATATGTAAAAGTTAATGGAGTTAAACATAGCTATTCTAAGCTATATCTAACAATTAAAAGGGGCGATTATATGAATATTGGGTATTTCAAGAAATACGAGAGTATCTTTAATACTGTTAGTGATGGACATTTATTAAGAATATTTGCACAATATAAAGATGTCTGGTTTAAAGATATGCCAAAGATACTTACACAAAATAAATTGCAGTTTATCATTCCTATAGATTATAATAGTGGCTTAATACAAATCAGTTATAGCGACAGATATAATGCAGACTTTTGGAATGCCTTTAAAAATGAGAAAGATGTCAAAAAATATTTAACAAAAATATTAAATGAAATGTTTCCTGAAAAAAATATTAAAGAACCTGAATGGATTACTATGCATTTCTGGAAAGCCGGAGATCATATGTGGAATGTCGGAGTAAATACAAAAAAAATACAGGAAAAAATGGACGATATATTTATTCCAAAAGATATCTATATATTAGGCGAAACATATAGCGAACGCCAAGCGTGGATTGAAGGCGCCATAGAAACCGTCCATAAAAAGCTAAATATATAGAAAAGAAGGTATCCCGCGAGCCTTCTTAATAGGACCTATGAAGACATGTACAATCATTGATGTTGCCGCCACAGAAATTGGTACAGAAGAATTGCGGGCTTCGCATTCTAATATTTTTGGGTGCTTCTTGTTCTGTCAAGCTCTTTTTATTATTATATTTATTTCCTACAAGATTCTTATTATTTTTCACAATAATATTGATGATATTATAGGTAATATCAAGCTTATCCTTGATACTGATTTTGCTTGCAATAGAAGACGCCATACTCCCTTTATATAATAATTTTCATAAATCTTAAATCAATTTTTGCGAACCCGCCCCCAACGCGGGATATTGTGGGGGGATTGTGGGGGAAGGTAATAGAAAAGGCTATCGCTTGTTATTTATATTACCATTATGATAACTTAAAAAGAAGCCAGATTTTTCTAAAATTTGAAAATTAAAATTTGAGTAGCAGAGCGTATCTTTCTGTTTTTCAAAAATTTCAAAAGTTTTTTGGAAATTACAAAATAAATCAAGAGATGTACTCAAATTTAAAAATGAAAAATATAGAATTTCCAGTGTCTCTTGAACTGCTAAGATAATGATGATATAATTATAATAATTATCGCGATACCATCTTGATATATTTAATATTTCTATAATGCTATGTGAGAATATTCTAAACGTATTTAATATCGTGATGTGGAGAATCATACACCTTTATATTTAATTTTTTCAAGTTATATTTAACTATATAATTATCCCATATATTATGTAAATGCGGAAAGTCATAATTGTCCATAATTAATATTGTTCTCGGCTTAGATAATCTATATGAATTTATAATATCGCTCACGGCAACTTCCGTGATGTGTCCTCCGTCTATATGTATTAAATCATATTTATAATTAACAGTCTGTAATGTTTTTGTGCTATCGCCAATTGTTATATTAATTCTATCACCGAATGTTTCCTTTATTTTTTCATAACACGGGATTGTATATCTATGCTCTCCTAAATCAAAGCAAGATATACGCATATTTGGATTGCTTATAAGCATTAACAATGCCGAGAAACCGGAATTAAACCCGATTTCCATCACATTTTTTATATTTTTATTTAATACTAAATTACTAATATTCTTCGTTTTATTTAAGTATGCATCCGTATAAGTAGTTGTATGATGCATCATAAATATATTTCCTTCCAATAATTCACCACAATTATAAATGATAGGTAATAAATTCCTATCAATATACGCTTTTGTTTTATTAATATTATTATTTATTGTGAAATCCTTTATATTATTCAAAAAGATAGTCATATCATATATTTTGTGAGCATAAACTCCTGGTCCTCCCGAAAAATGATGTACTACTTTGTCGCTGTGAATATTTTTATCATTATTCACAACAACCGATTTTAAAACACTATTATTATATAAATTGTATTTAAAGGCATTATATACTATATATGGTTGGTCGTGAAAACTATTATTATAATGTCTGATTACAATATCTTCATTTATTTTATTAAATAATAATCTTATTTTTTCACAATTTTTAAACAATAGCATTCCGCTCGTAAATGCTTTCTTGTCTTCGTAATTATGTAGTTCATTTCCAAATAGCGATTTTCCCCAAAAATCTGTATCGCTATCTATTTCGCCTTCTTCTAATGCATATAAAACATCTTCTTCGCATAAATCAAATACCTTGTTGATATTATCTTTGACTAAAATATCTGTATCTAAATATAGTATTTTGCTGTAGTTTGCTATAGAAGCTAAATTAAATAAATCTAATCTTGCCTTACACGCCTTATCTATACTGTCGTATGTATCATTTATTTCAAACCTTATTTTTTCGCTAAATAAATGGCTCTGTTTTATTATATTCATAAATGGTGTAGATGTATATAATAATACCTGTGTATTATCATCTAGATTACCATAAATAAGAATACTTTCTAGCAAAAGGAAAAACATATCCACATATTTTTCCTGATTAAATACACAGGCAAAAATACAATTCATTATAATTATGGATTATATTATAATTTAACAAAATAAACGAGCCTTCCTTCGCCTTCCATTTTACATCTTCAATATTCTATTTTATATTTATAATATATAGAAATAATCAATATGGAGTGGATTATTCTTTCGGTAATTCATAGTGCTATTGTAGCCGGTTTAATATTATTTTTGAGATACGATGAGACGCCGAGCAATATTTTTCCGATTATAGCAAATGTCATTGTAGGCATATTGAGCGTGTTATATATATTGTCTTTTTACCAACTTTATTATTTAAAGACAGAAATTATTAAACCAAAATACTATATATATTCTTTAATATTATTTATAGTTATACTATTGGGATATTACATAATAAAAACTTGTCCAAACCCGGCATATTTCAGAACCTTTGTTGCCCTTGAAATTATATTCATATTATTATTCGCCTTATATTATGAGAAAAATGTGAAAATATCATATCAAAGCATATTCGGAATTATGCTCGGATGCATAGGTATCATCCTAATATCTCTTGATAACAATATTGTCAAATAATAAATGACATCAAACACAGAAAATATATCCCTATATTTACTGTTGTTTATGATGTCTCTTTTTATATAATCCCAGTAGCTTATGTATATATTTATTATGATAACAATTCAAGCATATCCAGTATAATTTCCGAAGATAATTCTAAATATATTATATTGTTTTTTATGATTATTATGGGTACTGCTACAATACTTTATGAATACAAAAGAGAAGTCGTATATTCTCTTGCAGTAATAAGTATATTGCTCTTTTCTATATATATTCTCTTATATTTTCCTGAAGGTCTAACTATGGATATAAAAATAGAATATTGCAAAGTTCAATAAATATATAGATTCATATAGAAATATATTATCATCTATATTTATTATAAGTAATAGTAATAATAGCATTTGTATATTTAATAGTATATGTAATACATAGCATTCTTGATAACATTCTCTATTACTATGTCTTATCATAAATAATAGTATTGATATGAAAGCTATTGAAGCAAAAATATAATGTAATATTAGGGATTGATAAAAAGTGCAACTATATATTTACTGTTATTTGAGAGAAGAGCAAAAATATATAATATATATCCTAATCTACTGAAAGGTTATCCGTCGTCTGTCATCTCTCTAAGGTAGGAAGGGGGCTACAGTGACTGTCTTCCTCTTCATATTATTTTCAGCTCCCGTAAGAGTTTTGGAACAATTAACATCGCTTACAGAGGAATCCTTTGAAATCCTGAATCGGACAGGGATGACATACCTCTTCGTATTTTTAGCATATTTAAAAGTACTCGCGACAGATGAAGTAGAAGCACTATTGCCATACCCGACTCTTCCAGCTACGCTACCCTCCCCAATAGTACGAGTAACGCCGGTGCTACCGCGCGACACTCCGCCTCCACTACGAGTAGCACCTCCGCGCATATTATTTTTTTCTTGAACGATCTCTTTTTCTTTACAGAGAACCATAAATGTAAGATACACCATGCCAGTATTTTCCGAGGTTTTTTCAATACCGAGCTCTTTATCATCTTCGGCAAGCTCTTCGTCCATCGCCTTACTCCTTGAAGTCGTCCATTGATATTTCGCCTTTCCATTTTGATAAAATACACTGCTATTTGGGTTCCAATTTTCTTCAACAGGAATAGACCACATTACACCATCCCTATCAATATTGAATGGAGTAATATGACTTTGCTCAAGATAGTCGGGTTCTTCAAAATCAACGGCGAAACCGAGCGCATAATCATAATTATCATTATTCCTTGAATAAATGTCTAGATTTTCAATTTTAATTACAAACGGTCCTTCTTCGGCAATTACATAATAGCTTTCTGCGTCGTTGGTCTCAAGAGTTTCAATCTCGTAACTCTTATTAAATTTCTTGAGGTCTGATTCGTTTTTATAAAGCGCACTATCATTTCCCTTACCGAATAAAACCTTGAAGCCGACATTAAGCTTATCAGCTGTATAATCAGTATCATAGGCATTGTAAGATAGATTGATAGAGTCGCTAACCTTGACAATAGGAGCGGTAGCGTCGGTAGTAGCTGAAGAAGAGTTCTTGGACATTCTAAATGTATAATTTATACTTTAAAATATACACGATCAATTTTTATAAATATATTGCAAAAATGATACATATTTATCTTTTGGGTGGGGGAACCCGCCCCCAGCGCGGGCTATAATGGGGGAACCCGCCCCCAGCGCGGTTTTATCAAGAGGCTATTGAGCTATATATAATACCATTATGATGTATTAAAAAGACACTGGATATTTTGAAAAATTGAAAATTAAAATTTGAGTAGCGGAGCGTATCTTTCTGTTTTTTCAAAAATTTCAAAAGTTTTTTTTAGAAATTACAAAATAAATCAAGAGATGTACTCAAAATTAAAATGAAAAAATAATAATATTCTTGTGTCTCAATAACTGCTCTGTTAATCTAGGTATATTTTTATAAGTATTGGGAGAGGGACGGAGGGGGGAGGGGCTTTAATAGGATACTGAAATAATTTTTGTATTTGTATAAGAATAAGAATAAAGGAGGGAAGATGGAGGAGTGGGTATATTTGTCTATTTTGAGGAGTACAATAATTGTCGGGTTCATACTTTTTATAAGGTATGATGATTCCCCTAAGTATATATTTCCAATTATGATAAATATAATAGTAGGCTTTATAAGTTTGATATATTTCCTATATTTTTATAGTAATGACAAAAATATCACAAATATAATAACTAAGCCAAAATATTACATATATTCTATAATATTATTCGTCGTATCACTAATAGGCTTCTATATTATCAAGATATCTCCCAACCCTGCATATTATAGAACTTTTGCTGTTTATGAAATTATACTGCTATTGCTTGTTACGCTGTATTATAATAAATACTTTGATATAAATTATCAGGGTATATTAGGTATCATCTTAGGCTGTATATCAATACTCCTTATTACAGTTGATAATATAATATAAATTACGATAGCCCATCAATAGCCCGCGTTGGGGACGGGTTTCCCGGCGGTCTCCCCCATCCCCCGCATAAAACCGCGTTGGGGGCGGTCTCCCCCACTATGATATAAAAATATAAATATATTATTACTAAATGACAGAACTATCTGAGACATCAGAGAAGGAATATAAATATAAAATAATTTTAACAAAGCCCGATAATGTAATAGCATCTGATATATATAGTAAGATTAAATATATTACATCACACGATAGGCTTGTTCTCATTCTCAATACTGAGAAATATATCTATAATCATATTCAATTACCATTCTATGAAAAGAAAGATATTGAAGAGATTATATATCACTATGGGATACAGAATGCCATACAGCATTATATATTAAATAAAAAATATTATAATGTTATTAGGGAAATTGTAGATAACGACGAGTCAAAAATATATATTGGTATTGCCTTTTATATCCTAAGAGAATGCTTTGAATACAGAATAATAAATACCGAACAATAGAGAAGCCCAAATTACTGTTTCCATTTCTTTCCGCAAATAAGACATTCCATAAATAGCGTAGAGGCTTCATCGCCCGAACGCGTCTGGAGTTCATAATAGCTTACCTTCTTACTCTTACATCTCATACAAGTTATCATATCAGACATGGCAACAATATTGAACTCATAGGCTGCTTTAAGACGCAAATTATTTTTATCAATAATATCTTTCCATCTTTCAGGAAATATATTATGACATTGCATATATGGGAGCATATGCGGAACAAACTCTTTGTTAACAATCATTCTCTTGTATAAATCTTTATTCCCGATATAACTGTTAGATTTAAGATTGGAATAGATGCTTCGCGAGATATTAATATATGTATCTAAGAACAGGGAGCATTTCCAAGACAATTGTATTTTATTAGTATTCGCATAATCAATCGTACAATTAAAGATGCCTATTTCTAAATCGGTAGCTTCTAACTCGGATATATACAGATTGTTAATAAGCATATTACGAAAATCATCGCGAACCTTGTTTTTATTATACTGATTATTAGAAACCTCTGGAATATTATTTGGAGCATTATATTTATCTATTTGGTCGCTCAATTTATAGATTTTAAAATCATTATTCATAATAAATGTTTTAATATATAAATATATAGAATAATCAATTTTTTATATATAAATCTAAAAAATGATATATATATTATATTCAATTACCTTTCACATACAATATGTCGCTACCGGTCTCTTCTAAATCTGGAACACTAGATATTAATAAATATATTACAGGATTTCCTAGTGTTGTAGGAGACGGTAGCCAAGAAGATATTAATTTAATTGAAATCTACTTCATTAATCGCGGTATTCGGGGACAGCAAGGACAGCAGGAGAATATTATGGATGTATCTGTAAAAAATAGCTTGGAAACATTTATAGATAACTATTATAAGAAAAGCAGAGTTGAAAAGTATAAATCATATACACACAAAGAGAGAATATATACATATGAGCTATCTAATGACAACCAATTTGTATCAAGTAAAATTAAGAAACATATGGATATTATAGATAATATACTCGTAATCTGTTCCAAGAATAATAAACAACCTAATTATACTTTCCCTTGTACTAATGAAATAGACAGCATATCTGAATATATCATTAAGGAATACAAGATATCAAATAGGATATCTTTAATTCTGCGCGGCGATAGCGGAGGGGACAGCGGTAGCGAAGAGATTAATACGCTTTATATTGAATATAGACATTCAAATAATGTTGATATTGATAAGATAAATGAGACGATTAACAAGATAATTAGAAAAATATTATATCAGCTATCTCAACCGTGAAAAACAAAAATTGATATACGCATTATGACACATATATATATAACAAATTGCGCGAGTATTCCTATATAATATGAATTCTTCTAATGATATTGTGAAAACAGATTATTCGTTTGTAGATTTTGCTAATATTATGATTGGTAATAACACTATTACAGAAGACACTTGCAAAATCTATAATATTAAGGAATTGTATGACGGATATATCAAACATCTTATGGTTAGAAAATATAAGAGCGAGGATATCCGGCGATATCGTATGGAAGCCGTAGTAGATTATTATCTGGATTTTTATGGAAGTAATAAGAATTATGATAGGAGCAATTTGGTTACGCAATATAAAAATAGTATCACCGACGGTTTTGATAAGAAATTGAATCCGCCTAAATGTTATCTAACTATTGCGAGGAGAGAAGATATTGCGAATGAACTTAAAGAAAAGATGGAATATGAAAGCTGTGATATCAATACGCATTACAAGATGATTAATATGAAATACGAATATTACGGAGAGCTTAATAATTCAGAAAAGCAAAAGCAGTCTGCAATTGAGAATGACGAATATTATGATGAATATAACGATTATTATAATGACGATGAACTCAATTCAAGCATCTGTAATAGCGATGATTATGACGACTATTATTGTGAATGTATTAGCGAAGATGATAGCGAATATTACTCTGACGATTACTAATACTTACCTTTTAGGACAAGCGAGACAAGGCGCCACACTAACAACGAAAAACAAAATAAATTACCTTTTTTATTTTTGTATTATCCAGATATCTTGTAAAAATTGATATAAATAGAATAATTTTATCATAATCATATATATATGACAATATCAAAGAATTATATTGGAGCTCATATTAAGCGCGATGACAGCGGGGGGATAATAGAGACTATGAATAATATCAGGAATAATGGCGGAAATGCTCTTCAAATATTTGTTTCTAATCCGCGAAGCATTACTATTACAAATATAGACAGTTATGTTAAAAAATCTCAAGATATACGAAAATATCTAGCAGAAAATGATTTCAAACTTGTTATACACGCCCCTTATACTATAAATATTGCAAAAGATTCTATGGAGGGAAAACGAGTAATGCCTTTGGAAGAATGTATATGGATTAAACTCCTCGTTAATCAGCTTACACTCGCAGATATGATGAACGCCGAAGGTGTCGTATTACACGTAGGAAAGCACGTCTCGTTATCCTATGAAAAAGGATTGAATAATATGAAAATGGGAATAGAATATATATTGAAAATTATGGAAAATAAAAAAATGAATACTAAATTAATAATTGAAACGCCTGCAGGGCAAGGTACAGAACTGTTAAAAGATTTGAATGACTTCGTCGCATTCTTTAACGGTTTTTCAAAAGAACAAAAGAAACACCTTGGAATCTGCTTTGACACCGCTCACACTTGGGCTCTCGGATACAGTTTAGCAGAGGCATATAACATCTTATTTAAAAAAAATAGTAAGGATATTACAGTAATTCATCTAAATAATAGCCTTGTTAAAAAAGGAGAAATGAAGGACAGACACTCTGTCATCTTAGATGGCAAAATATCCGTAGCAGAAATGAATGATTTTATAGCATCTTTGTCTGCAACACATATCCCAACAATTATCTTAGAAACACCGACGGATAATTACAAAATGGAAATAAACCATATTCGCAATTTACTAGACTAAGGCAATGCGTAGCTACGCATTGCTATATGAAGGCGAATGCTATAATTATCAAGAATGTTTTTTAGCACTATCTAATACTTTTTTCATCTCGTTATCAAAATCATCACAGGTAGCGCGAATATTAGCCCATTTACTTTCTTCCTCGCTAATATTGTTTACATTTTTTTCAGGTATTTTCCACAATTCAATCAGAGTATCTAATACATTATTATCATTCCTAATAAATATTGTTTCAACCTCTTCATATGTTAATCCATCAGGTGCTTGTTTAAATACTTCATCCATATTATAATATATATATATATATTATATCCTTTTATCATTTTATATTTGTTTATATTTTTCTATTTTGCAGATATTGTATATATGCTCTGATATCTCATAAGCTATTTTTTCATATGGATGTTCCATAGAATAATTTTCTATAATTATATCATTAATATTTTTAGGCTTATCGCTACTATATAAACATATCATTAATTCGCCAGTATGTATGTTCTTATATATCTTATTATCGACATCAGGATTTGAACGAACATATTTAAGTTTATCTTGAGATATATCTGGACTTGCAGGACTCGCTGATATCTCAACATATCCCATATTATATATTATAGTTTTGAACGAAGCTTCATTATAGCGTTGATATATATGAATTTTTTCGTGTATGAGTAGCTTTATTATTTCATCTTCTGAATAATTTAGAAAATCCTGAGATAGAAATATTATGTGCTTTCTTGTATGTGGCAAGCCATCTTCATATTTTCTACCATTATCATTTCTGGTAATGGCTAATACCCATTTAATATCGGCTATATCTTTGTAATTAAGATATTTTGAATAATATAGATTGCTTTCAGAGCTAATAGTATTTATATTAATATTTCTCAATAATTCATCGGCTTTTTTCGTACATTTATCAAGTATTAATTTATCGCCTTTATTAAAATGCGTCGCTTCGCCTTTAATAATATTAATATATTCTTCTTTAGAAGATACTTTGCGAGCATATAAATCTAAAGCTGATAAATTGGCTACATATCTATCTTCGTCGCTTTCAAGAAATCGCACGGTTTCTTCATAGCTCATATAATTTAAATGCTTATCATTCTTAAAAGGAACAGAAGTATATACAGTGTATATATAATATATTGTTAGTATTGCAAGGGTTATAATCAATAATGATAAAATATAGTAATATATCATATTTATTATAAGCTAACATTTTATCATTTGCCCTTTTTTTTATAACATACTCCTATATTTGGGTCTGACGATTTAACTACATTACTTTCCTTAACATTAATATCTTTAGAATTGTTATATTTAGCCACTCTATCGCAATAATAATTTCTATTTTTTGAAGCATTTAATATAATAGTATCCTTAAATTTTTCCTTATAAGTTTTGCGATATTCTATCTCATTGTTTTTTACACTATATACATAGAGCTCGTCAATTGACTTATTATTACAATCGGCTGCGATTATTTTGTTATAAGATACAACAATGCCGCTCTTTTCAACAAGTATTTTACAGTATCCGTATGAGTTTATAGAATAATAGGTTATGTTATATCCAGATATGTCAACCACTTTTTTTTCGTTTAAATCCTTAATTATATCTGGGTCAGCACCACCAGTTCCTGAAGTTATCTGGATTACGCATTTATCATCTCCATTTTTAATACTCATTATATTGAAATTATGACAATCGGCGCATAAATAAATACACTTATGTTCAGCCAATATCTCATATAGCGAATCTATTAATATGGGAGATTTGTCTTCTCCTAAAGTTCCCTTTTTAAGCTTAGTTATATCCTCGCCCTTTCCCTTAGACTCCTTCTCTTTTTTTGATGGCTTTATTGACTCACTGGCTTCTTCTATATCCAGTTCAATGGATTCCTCGGGTTCAATGGGCGCCTTGGGTTCCTTAGGTTCCTTAGGTACTTTCTCTTTTTTGTGTTTATCTAAAAATAATGGCATATGTCCCATTACAAATATACGCTTATTTTGATTCCCGTCTTTAATCTTTGTTTCCGCTATTTTTTCTCCAACAGTTTTTAAATAATCGTATGAAGACATATTGGTATTTATTATAATAACTATATACGACGAAGAAGCATCTTCATATACTCCAATATTTTTATCAGAATATAACTTTATACCATTTTTGGAGTCATCAGTCTCCTCTCCTAACTCCTCTCCTAACTCCTTTACTAACTCTTCAATAGAAGGAATACTTTCTAATAAACCTTTAATCATTGTATTTGCATAATCACCCTCAGTTCCCTGTAATGAAGCATCTACTTCTTGGGAAGACTTCCTAACTTTTTCTAAACTCTTTGTTTTGACATCTATATATTTTTTGAGCTTGTTAATATAATATTTCTGTGTCTTAATCATACAATAAGGATATTCTTGATTACTACTGACTTCGTCGTGATTACCTACACAAATATAAATATCCTTATTCATCGTATATAGTATGTGATATCCTGATACCAATGTATCAACTAAATAATATTTATAAGAATCCTTTTTTTTTCATCATTAGATTCTGTAGCCTCGGTTGCGTCTTTAGATTTTTCATAATTGATTAATGTATTATACCAGTTATCTCCCGCTATAAACATCTTTTTAGTAGAAGGTTCAAACTCTTTGATACAATTTAATACAACATCCCTATATATAGCCTCTTTCTCACAGTTTATATTATTCCAGCAACCAAAAAATATGAATGAATTGTTCATAATTCTAAAACTTATTTTAACCCGATACTATTTAATAAGAGTATTAAAAAATAAAATGCTAGAGGGATAGGGGACTGAGAGACGGCATTATAAATAAATTGAATTGTGCTTTGCAGATATGGATGTGTTATTGCTATATTTTTTACAATATGTATCATAAAATGTATGTGAGACTGTGTAAGGAATGCTTATTTTTATAAGATCTGTAGGGACATATATCATCATATTAATCCACGATACGATGTTATTAATAGCCCTTTTTAAATTGCGGACGCCATCTTCTTTTTCAATATTATTAATAATATGTCTCAATAGCTCGTTGCTAAATATAATATCGCCGTTATTAAAATTGTACTGTTTCAATATTTCGGGAATTATATAGCCCGATGCTAATACAATCTTCTCGTCATTATCATATCCGCTGACATTAATAACAATCATCCTGTCTCGCAAAATTGGGTTTATCAAAGAATCATCATTGTATGTAAAGATAATCATAGAACGCGATATATCAAAATCAATCTCTTCAAAATATCTGTCGTTGAATTTGTCATTCTGTACAGGGTCTGTTATATGTATCAGGGTATTGATGATTTCTTGACCCTTGTATGTATTAGATACTTTGTCCAACTCGTCAAATAAAAATAGCGGATTCATTATTCCAGTTTTCATAAGAGATTCACAGATTTTTCCATAAGTGGAACCTTCGTAGGTATATGAATGTCCCTTGAGAAACGAGGAATCGTCTGTGCCACTCAGCGATATAAAGGCATTCGGATAATTCAGGGCATTACAAATACCTTCTTTAATTAGCTTCGTTTTCCCGACACCGGCGCTACCTTGAATACCTATGATATATCCGTTGGCTTTGGGAAATGATATTAATTGCGCTAACACCCTGATAATCTGTTCTTTGGCATCTTTGTGGCCGAAGATAGTCACGTCCATACGCGCTCTAATATTATTTAAAAAATTACAGATTTTCTCATTACCATCGGCAATTTTAATAGGGATTTCATAAAACTTATTAAAAGGAATATTATTCAAAGAAGATATCCACGAACTCAGCTTATAATATTCGGAAGAATTGCTATTCATCTTATTTAAACTTTCAATCTTCCATAAAATGCTCTTCTTTGTTCTAATATTTATATCAGATGTCAGTATCTTAAAACGCATAGGGACATCATAAGTAATCGTGGTTTTTTCAATAATATCTTCATTATCTATTAGCTTCGTTTTATCGGCATCAGACAGAACATCAAAATATTTTTTCTCAGCACTACTATATTTATTATAAAACCGATATGTTTTTTTATTAATAGGATGCTTACTCAGATTTAATACATTCTTATTCTTAGCCTTATTGTCATTCGCTGAATTCCCGGCATTCCCTGAATTCCTAGCATTCCTAGAATTCCCGGCATTTGTATTTAAAATAAGATATATCATTTGATTATTATTCTCTTCCTGATATTTATTAAAATAGTTATCAGGGTTATCAGGGTTATCGGGATTATCATTTATAATTTCATTCTGGCAATCCCTATTACATATCTTTTCACATCCTTTATCTATAATATATTCTTCGGTCTCCTCGGTCTCTTCAGTCTCCTCTGTCTCCTCTATTTCTTCTGTGTCTTCGCTGGTCTCTTCGGTCTCTTCTTTATATTCGCTGTCCTCTGTATCTTCTGTTTGGGATTCTGAATCAGATTCGCGAGATTTCTCTTCTTTTTTAGTGTCGTCTTTTTTCATAATTTTATAATATATATAGATTATTCATAAGTATTTTTTATATATACTGGTTCTCATATTCATTTCCCCAGTAGTAATTTGTGGATACAGTTCTTACCACTCTATTAGTGTATAGTACGAAATATGTGAATAAGCATACAAATAGTATTACCATAATTAATATTAGTAAATCCAAATATTTATTATCAGTATATATATTTATCGTGTAAGAGCCTACCATTATTAATGCTAAAAATAGGACACAAACAATATAAATGTCGTAATTTTTATTTTCGTATTTTAGAACATCAACATTCATTTCAGAATCCGATTTTTTGCTATAAAGGACATCCTTCAAATATAATTTATCATTATATATATTTTTAGATATTGTAACGAGCTTTTCGTTATTACCTTTTAACGATTCGTTGACAATTGAAGGTGTCTCTAATATTATCATTAACATTAATTTTTCTGCTTTGTATTCTAAAAAGTTCTTTACATAATCTTTCTTTCGTTTCTGCATATTAGCATCTTTTTCTTCCACTATATTACCAGATAACTCTGCACCATTTGATATTTTGCAACTATTAGTTGGGCATAAATCGTATCCCACGTGTGTAGATCCAGAACCCTCTGCAAAACCTTCTTCTATATATAATGTATTCATTATATAATAGCTCATAAATAATATTATTATGACTGCAAGACACGCGAGTGTTATTGATTTAATTAGGGGCTTTTCAACGTTGGCTACATTAATTATTACCAATATAGATATTATAACAGCAACAATTATTAAATAGGATAGTACCTGGTTATATAATAGGTTATTGCGAGATTTATGTAATTCATACAAAGTCGTATTATTTTTAATTTTCGTTTTATACATATTTATATTTTCCTCAATGGTGTTGGTGTTTTTTACTATAGCATTATAATCCTTGTCAATATCCTTGCTTGTAATTTTAACTATATATACAGGGTGTTGAATTTGAGCTGATGATGAAGCATTATAGTTATTTAAATCATTATATAATTCTTGTGGAATAGTTTTATCTTGTTCAAGTTCAATATCTATACGATCACCTCCTGCAAAATCCTGTCGCGTATTAAATTTTATAACCTTAAACACAGAATTTACTATTTTAATTCTATAACTTTTATTAAAGTCATATGTTTTATTATTATAAAAAATATCTTTGAGAATTTTATAATCGGTGGGGGGAGCCGAATTTATAAAAGAACCATCTATTCTATCATGTACATTGCTATCGTAACTAGTTATAGTAAACTTTCCTTTTAGTACAAAACTACTAAATATTTGAAAATTTGTAATTCCTAAATTAGCGGTTGATTCTTTTACTTTGGTATTGCTAAGATTATCTAATTCTTCCAGTATTCGCTTATCATAATCTTTAAACATTACATCATTATCAGCAGTCCCCCCATTTGTTTTATATAAAATATATTTAAATCCGTCCCCTCCCATATAAGTATCAGCGGGTAATGCCTCTGGGGAGGTACAAGTAGAAGTTAATGAAAAAACAGCTTTTTTATCATTTTTTACAAAATCGTTTAGTGATTTTTTGGCACAACCTGAGCCTCCAGATGCCTCTGGTGTATTATTTAAAAAATTGTTTTCATAAGATATTGCGACGGCATTTAATCTATGTCTATTATTGTAAAATATATTTGCTGCTCTTATAGAAGCTAATAACAAGGATTTATAAGATAATATATATATGTGTAAATATTTTGATGTAGTTAAAAAACTAGCCTTATCAATATATTTAATCATTTTTATAAAATTATATATGTAATATATGTTTTGTTCATAAAAAGAACTTTGTTGTACGGCAGCTCCATCTATATTAGTAAAACTTCCTGTTAAACTTATTCCTGCTTTTGTCTGGTTTGCGATATTATCTACTATTATATCTTTACTGGTTGTAGTAGTAGAAATATCCGTAATATCTCTAGTTATTTTTGATGTTGAACTACTCGTGAACGTTGCTGCAGTAGCTGTAGCAACATCACCAGCTGTTATTACAAATTCAAGACCTCGTAAACTATTTAAATCACACGTCGCTCCGGAATACGATGGTGAAGATTTTTCTACACTTATAGCTGTGTTAGTAGTAAAAGATGCAGCCGTTAAGTTGCTTACAGTAGTAGTGTCTGTTATTACAGAACCTGTATGATCACTACTTGTCGGCACCCAAGTGTCTTTAATAGCACTTAGTGAAGCTTGAGGGATTGAATTAACACTTGAAGTACTAATAGTTGTACCAATACTAATAGTAAGTTTTATACTATTTGGAGCTTCTAAAATTCTGTATTTATTTAGTACAGCACCAGGTGGACTTGCTGTCATAACACGCTCTATTGTTGTACCATCAGGTATTGTTATACTAGAAATTGTAGAACCGCTAGCTATAGTAGCTCTCGTGATTGTTAATCCCGATAATCCAGATGTAATACTTCCACTTATAGGATTGGAAAATGTAGGTCGTTTAGACGCAGAATCTTGAATATTATATTTACTTGCTGTGTCTGCGTCGTTTGAATATTCTAAGTATCCAAAATAGTATACTGTTCCACTTTTAATATTTAATTTATTACTAGATGTAAATATAGGCCCTGCTAAACCTTTATAATCTGCTGTTATATCTATGGGCGCATTTGGAGAATTTGAAACCCACATTTTTATATTAGCATCTTGAAACATATTAGACAATTTGCCAATATATAAGTATATACCTTCGGGTGGTATATCTGCTCCAGTCTCGCTCGATGGATGTTTTATATAGATACCTTTTGCATCATTATCACTGTGATCTCCCTTCAATTTTTTATCAACAATATATATTTTTGTTGAAGATGAAAAAGTTGCATCAAAATCTTTTGTATGGCTAGAATAACAGTTCATTAATGCCTCATTTATTTTAATAAATATTTCAATAGCATATTTTGAATATAATATATTTGTAATAGGATATTTATCTGGTAAAATATTTGCGCTAGAAGCTGCATATTTAATAAAACATAAATGGTCTTTGTTGCCACCCGTTGACGTTACTAAACCATTATTAGTGTATGCGTTGTATGAATCATTAATTATTGTCTGATGGAACGTAGGGTATAATGTATTAATTAATAACTTTTGTAAACTAATAGCGTTTCCATTTATAACTGCTTCACCTAAAGTGCCTGTTGTAGTTAATCTTAGAGCATTACCATAAGATGCGTCACTTTCTGTTGGAAATATATTATCGTGACAAGTTTTAAAAGTATTCCCCCCGCTACTTTCAGGTATCCTTCCTGCACTTATATTATCATATAAACCTTTCAAAGCTATACGCAAATTTTTATATTGATTTAAATCAGCACTTGTAATACTATTTGCCATTATTAATTTTTATATACTCTATTATTTTATAGATATAATATATTTATTTAAATATAACTTTATTTAAATACAAGATCTATAAGAAAATGATTCGCCGCTATTTTCATTATACCTATCTATTCTAACGATATCCCCGTGTTTCAATCCAATCCATTTTGCAATTGGGTCATTTTGCAGTATGACGTGCATATGCATTTTACTGCGAGCCAAATATTCTTTCATAAACTCTTTGACCTCTTCTTCGGTAAGTTTGGTATGTTTAGGAACATACTCGTGTTTTGTTGGATTAAACATCAATTGTTGGGAGCTAAAATATTGGAGATGACCGCCATTTTTTTGAAATATTTTATCGTATTTGTTAAGCTGAGATTTTACTGCAGTTGAGATAGATTCGTTATTAAATACGAGGATTATATTATTTTTACCGCCGTATTTATTGGTAAAATCCTTAATATTATCACCGTCCTTTAATTTCTCTTTGAGCTCGTTTATTATATTTTTTCGCAGATTTTTAGAGAGAGCGTACAATATAGTCGTGTTTAATGTTTGAACATTAATAACAAGCTTGTCGGATTCAAAATCTTCTTTGCTAAGGGACAATAGTATCTCGTTGAAAGACGATACATCATCTCCGCGATTTACAAGCATATCCTCAATATTCCTATTAATAATCTCAATATCCATTAATTTATAATATTTGTCTTATTATTATATAATAATAAAAAAGTCAATTTTTAATTTATTTTAATTTATTATTTGTTGCATCTATATCTTGGATATCTTGCATATCTTTCACAAGGCCTTCAATAACCTCTTGGGGTCTATATAGCTCTTTTTGCAGACGTTAGAAGTATTATGTAATTCAAATGAGGTAAGCTCCAAAGCCTTCTTAACAGGATTCTTTTCATTCCTATATTTATGTAAATATTTATTGAATAAATTATTAGCATTCCAAGTCCGCAAATCCTTAGTAGTTATATTAACCTTCAATTTACACATTAAATAATTATTAACATCATCTGCCGTTATGCGCCTATTGTTATATTTAAATATATATTCGGGACATTCGGGACATTCGGGAGATGCTAGAATATCAAGTTTCGCCGAGAGATAAGCGTATATGTATTTATTTTTACAGATGGCCTGATTGCGTACGCCCTTTTTACCTATAAAATCAAAAGAAACTGTGTTATCATTTAATAGCTTGATATGCGAATAATTTAATGTAGTTATTCCGTAAGATTTATTCTGTTTCTCGTATTTTATATTACCTATTCTGAATCCACACGATAATATTAATGTTATTATAATTGCTATAATTTTATTTTTTTCGTCAGACGATTTTAAATCTTTAGCAACCTGTTTTTTAATTTTAATAAAATGCTTATCAAATCTCTGTATCTTATCGTATTTTTGCTCGTTCTGCTTTTCAATATGCTTGGAATTATATATTACCTGCTTTCTACCCTTGCTATCGTATCCATACGCTAATATTTTCTTATTATTTAATATTACTACATTATCATACGATGGAGGTATTTTGAACTTTTTAATTTTGTTTATAGTATCCTCATCTGTTATCTCTCTCCCTAAATCAGCTGTTCCCTCCTTACCTGTATTGTCAGGCTTGACGGGCATATATTTATAATATTTAAATCCTGTAATATAGGTTCCAACCCTTTTTATTTTCATATGTTTATTTATTGTAAATAAATTATAATTATGATGTTGAAAAATGATATAAACATATAATTATATATGTATTCATAAACTGAATATATAATGGCAACGAAAAAAGCGACTCCTGTACCTCCTCAAGCCCTTACACAAGCTCCTCAACCTACTGTTGATTCAAAAGCTCCTAAAAAGCTGCCGGTAGTTGCTAAATTGCCCGCAACTAAAACTGTGGCTACGGCATCTACTTCTCCCGCGGCTCCTGCGGCTACTGTTACACCCGTGTCTCTTACTCCTGCGAAGACAGATGATTCTGTTGTCCCGAGTGATGCTTCGGGAGCCGAAGTTGCCCCCGTAAAGGATAATGCCGTTTCAGTAATTATCGAGAAGGTGAATAATCTGTTTGCAAGCTTTAAAGAAGTTCAAAATCTCCTTAAGGTACTAAGCAAGGATTATGAGAAACAGCAAAAAATCATTGAGAAGGCTCAGAAAAAGCGCCAGAATGCTAAAAACTCTCCTTCCGGTTTTGCCAAGCCCAACAAAATCTCTGATGAGCTTTGTGATTTCATCGGTGTTCCCCACGGAACTGAGAAATCTCGCACTGATATTACCCGCTTCATCAACTCTTATGTAAAGGAGCACAATCTAAACAAGCCTGAGAACAAGCGCTTTATTATCCCCGATGACAAGCTTAAAAAAATCCTAAATGTCGGCGATAAGGAGGATATCAACTATTTCATCCTGCAAAAGCTTATCTCCCATCATTTCCCTCCTTCCGCAAGCAAACTCGCCGCATCTGTCTAAAGCCAAATGAGATAATACTATTCTACATTATTTTTTTTACGATATTTATAATATTTTTATAAAAATTGATATAAATGTTTAGCAACATATAATAACAACCCCTAAATTTACACTATGGAAATCCCTATTCAAGTTGCTGATATTGCGGTAGTCCATGATGATGATGATGATAATGACGACTATGATGATGATGGTAATCGTTATGATAGCAATCCTATTACTAAAACGGCCAACGGAGGAAATGCTTTTAAAAGTACAGGAAGCGCTATTGTAGATTATTTTATGCTATTTATGAGAGATTTGAGTATCTGTGATAGCTACGACCATCTTGAAAAATGCTGGAAGGAAGACCCAAAAAAAACTGTCGCAATTATCTTCAACGGTCGCGATAGATTGAATGGAAAAAAAGAGAAAAAGGTAGCTAACGATGCGATGCTTTGGCTGCGCAAAAATAAGTTTGAAACCTATATGTGCAATATCAAGCTATATGTTGAGAAATATGGTCGCTGGAAGGACATGCAATATATCAGCTATAATTTGAAAAACATTGACCACAAGATTGAAATGAATATTATTGCACAGAAATTGATTGACGATAAGATTAACTTGGATAATAATAAACCGGTATCTCTATGTGCTAAGTGGGCACCCAGTGAGAATGATAGGAATGATAAGAGACGACAATTTGCAAAGAAAGTTGCTTCAATTATCTATGGGTGCAAAGATACTTATAAGATGTCAAAATATAGGAAGCAATATCTTGTTCCTCTGAGAAAGCAAATAGATATCGTGGAATCTAAGATGTGTGATAATAAATGGGAGTTAATTAAGTATGAAAATATCCCAGGCGTTGCTTCTAATAAATTGAAAAAGGCATTTATTAAACACGATGAAGAAAGATATAAAAAATATTTGGGAGATGTTGCCGCGAATGTTAAGAAAATTAATGTTACGGGAATTCTTCCACACGAATTGGTAGGTGTATATATTAAAGATATGGAAAAATATAGTAAAGATGAGATGTGTCAGACTACAGAGATGCAATGGAAAGCAATTGTTGAGAATGTTAGGAAATCTGGCAATTTTGATAACGCGATTTCTATTGTTGATGTATCCGGTTCTATGTTTAACGCTAATAATGGAAGTATTCCTGCACAAGTAGCAATTGCTCTTGGTATTATCACTGCTCTTTGCTGTAAGGGAGATTTTGCTAACAAGATTATTACATTTAGCGAAAATCCTCAACTTGTAGATTTGATTACCGCGAACACATCCGAAAAGCCAAAAATTGAAAATGGCGGCGCAGGCGAAGCAGACTCTTCGTGTGTATCCAATAATATTCCTTCGCTTCATGAATGTATTAAGAATATTACAGGAGTTAATTTCGGATTTAGTACAGATTTTCTAAAATGTAATCAGGAAATTATTAACTATGCCATTAAATACAATGTTCCTCAAGATAAAATGCCTAAAAAACTATTTGTATTTACTGACATGCAGTTTAATAGTGCTATTTCGCAGAGTCTTGAAAGTTATGGAAGTTTTGGAAGTTTTGAAGAGTATAGAAACAGTAGAAATAATACAAATGCTCTTGATACTGTATATAAAAGCATTGTTAAACTCTATGAAGCTAATAATTACAAGGCTCCCAAGTTTATATTCTGGAATCTCAATTCAGATAGCAAGGAGGTTTTCCCGGTTAATTGTGATACAGAAGGTACTGCTATTGTATCAGGGTTCTCCGAACAACTCCTCAAAATCTTTATGAATTATGACGAATTCAAACCAGAGTTTATCGTCAACGAGATTCTCGCGCCATATCTTGAAGATATCATTATTAACGACGATTAACGACGATTAACGACGATTAACGACGATTATATTAGATATAGGTTTAAGAGTTTTATGATATATATATATTATTTATTTTTTCATTGTATTATATGAATATTATGAAAGATGCAAAATACATTACCAATAAATGTTATATTGTAAATATTGTGAGATTTTTAGAGTGAAAATGACATCATTATCTGTAAAAAATAATTATAAATTGAAAAATGAAAAGATTGTATTATGGATATCACAGCGATGTCTTCGGATATCATATTTAATTGGAATAAGCAAGGCCGCCCATACCGGACAATATTCTGAGAACATTATAATTGACCGCGAAGATGTGGATAGTGCCGGCAATTCTTGATGATAGAGATAGGACAGCGGTATCAATACGGGACATATTGAGGGTGCCACTTGGTTGATGTTCTTCGGGTTTTAGGGCGAACGAATAAACGTTGATGCCCTTGTGGTACATATCAGGGGTATTCTCGTGGTGTTGATAGGGTTGGACTAACGAGAAATATTCGCCTTGTCTGGTGGCGAAGCGATCATTGCCGTTAAGCATTATTTTTGCCTGCATTACAGGGTTTTTAGACATGACATAGTTATTGAAAGTGTTTGTTCCGGTAGTAATATCAGCATTTGCAGTTGAAAAGTTATTCCAATATACTTTGTTTGCATCAGTTGAACTTCTGATAGCCCATACAAGTTCTTTGCAGGGATGATTGAAGTTCATACGTAAGCTCTTCATAGCATCGGGATTTGAACCAGAAGAAGTTATAGTGTCGGTGCCTGTGAATTGTAGCTGTTCTATTAAATATTCGTGAGATAATTGAGCGAATCTTCTGCGTTCATCGGTATCTAAGAATATGTAATCAACCCATAAAGTGGGATCGTCAAGAGTAATGGCTGTAGAAAAACCGCTGTTTGTGACACCTGTGACTGCTATATCATTCTCTATACAATAATTTGTAGCACTGGTATCGCAAAGATTTGTGCCAGATTCATATTCTATGTTAATTTTAACTTCGTGATATTGAAGGGCGATTAAAGGAAGTGCCAAGCCTACATTACGGCAGAACCAGAACTCTAAGGGAACATATAATTCATATGATTTAGCCCCCGACAATTTAGTACAGCAGTTCTCTACGTTGGCACCAATCATTTTATAGTAGCCTTCGCGCTTGCCATAAGGTAGTGAAAGTTCATTCCATATGTAAAGCCATTCCGAATAATGTTTATCTATGCGTTGTCCGCCAATTTCTAATTCTACGGTTTTCAATAACCTTTGGCCAACGTTTGGAACTAAAGCAATATTGTCTGAAGTGCTAGTATTTCTTAATTTTCCGTAGAAATACACTCTGTGTATTAAATCACCGTTGCGAGTAATTTGATAGGTGGCGCGAGAGCCTAGTGAATTACTTCCCGAAGCGGTTTGTTGGATAGCTTCAATAGCGAAGTTAGTATGACGACGATAAACTACTTTGAAAAAGGTAATTTGAGGATTACCGGTTAAATAAACATCCTGAGCACCATAAGCTACTAATTGAAGAAGACCACCACCCATTTACGCTATATTCTTTATACTATTAGAGGAGAAAAAAAAAAGAAACTTTATAGCAATTTAACAACATATATAAATAAATATATAATATAATTTAATTGGAATAAGCAAGGCCGCCCATACCAGACAATATACGAAGTACATTATAATTTACAGCATAAACGTGAAGATTCTTTGAATAAGTATTAGTCGTTGCGTAGCTACCAGTTTGGTCAATCTCTAAATTGAGAACAGCGGTATCAATACGAGACATATTGAGAGTGCCACTGGGCTGGTGCTCTTCCGGTTTTAGGGCAAATGAATACACGTTGATGCCGGGGTTGGAGGGGATATTTTCGTGATGTTGGTAGGGTTGTATTAAATTGAAATATGAACCGGGTCTTGCAGAAAAGCGATCATTGCCGTTTAATACAAGTTTGGCAGATTTTATAGGATTAGCTGAAGTAATTGCGCTTGTAGGAGTATATAATACCGAAGAAGCTTGACCGTAGGTATTAACTGCACTTGAATAATTAACCCAGTTATTATTAATTACGTGCTTATCGGCAACAGTAGAGGTGTGATCGGAAGAGCAGAACCAGACTAACTCTTTGCAAGGGTGATTGAAAGATAATTTAGGTTTAATGGCTGCAGCAGCAGATACACTTTCAGTACCGGTGAATTGTAGCTGTTCTATTAAATATTCGTGGGATAATTGAGCGAATCTTCGGCGTTCATCGGTATCTAAGAAGATGTAATCAACCCATAATGAAACAGACGATAGGGGGTTGACATCAGTAGAGGCACCTCTGCAATTCTCTTTCGTTTCAAAGAGGATGTTAATTTTAACTTCGTGATATTGTAGAGCGATTAAAGGAAGGGCTAAACCTACGTTGCGACAGAACCAAAACTCTAAGGGGATATATAGATTAGCACCAGCAGTAGAAGTTCCTATTGTCGTGAGCATATCATTAGCACCTACCATCTTTTTATAGGCATCTTTCTTTGATATGGGAAGCGAGAGTTCATTCCATACATACATCCAGTGAGAATAATGCTTGTCTATCTTTTGACCACCGATTTCAATTTCTACATAGTTTATTAAACGGAGACCGAAATAAGGACATACGCTAGCATTAGTGCCCGAATAATAATTAACAACAGATAAATACATACGGTGTATTAAATCGCCATTACGAGATATTTGGCAGGTTACACGATTGCCAAAGTTGGGAGTTCCGTTAAAAGTTTGTTGGATAGCTTCAATAGCAAAGTTAGTATGACGACGATAAACTACTTTGAAAAAGGTAATTTGCGGATTACCGGTTAAATAAACATCCTGAGCACCATAAGCTACTAATTGAAGAAGACCACCACCCATTTACGCTATATTCTTTATACTATTAGAGGAGAAAAAAAAAAGGAAATTATATAACACGACTCTTTTATATTTTTATTATAGATGATATCTTTATTATATTTTTAATTGGAATAAGCAAGGCCGCCCATACCTGATAATATACGAAGGACGTTGTAATTGACTGCGTATATATTGATGCCTTGGTATGATTTATTAGTTGGAGCTGGTTTAGCATTAACCATCAAAGTTGCAGTGTCAATACGAGACATATTGAGGGTGCCGCTAGGTTGGTGCTCTTCGGGTTTTAGGGCAAATGAATACACATTTATAGAATTGTGTACGGGAACGTTGGTGTGATGCTGGAAGGGTTGAACATAATTGAAATAATCGCCTTCTCTTACCGCAAAACGGTCGTTGCCGTTTAATTGGAGGATGGCATTAATAAAAGGGTTGCTATTTGTCGCAGGTTTGACATCGGATATAACTAAATAGTTTGATGTACGCTGTCCTCCTTGTGCTGCAGATTTACCATAAGCTAACTCAAGTGCTTTCTCGTCGTCTGCCGCGTCCAAGTTGGTGTAATCATACCATCTGGTTTTATTAAGAGTAGTGGAAGAAGGGGCTATTTTTGCGACCCATATGAGTTCTTTGCAAGGGTGATTGAAGTTGAGCTTGATTCGGTTGGTGCCATCAACTAGGGGTTCGGTGCCAGTGAATTGTAGCTGTTCTATTAAATATTCGTGGGATAATTGAGCGAATCTTCGGCGTTCATCGGTATCTAAGAAGATGTAATCAGCCCATAAAGAGATATTTTTAATATCTTCAAAATCGGTTAATGAGCCTGCGGGAATGGATATGCAGTTGGCCTTAGTTTCAAAATCTATTTTTACTTTGACTTCGTGATATTGAAGAGCGATTAAAGGAAGCGCGAGACCTACATTGCGGCAAAACCAGAACTCAAATGGGATATATAGAGTTGTGACAGAGGAATCAGGAATTTCATCTATGTTGTTTAAGCCATTTAATATATCTTTGTCGGCACCGACCATAGTATCATATGCATAGCGTTTGCCGATAGGTAGAGATAATTCGTTCCAGATGTAAAGCCAATCGGAATAATGCTTATCTATTTGTTGGCCACCAATTTCAATAACAACGGATTTTATTAAGCGTAACCCGAGATAATTTTGGTATGTGCTGGTAGTTTTGGTATCAAGATCTTTCTTTTTAGGGACATCAACCTGTAAATACATACGGTTTATTAAATCGCCGTTGCGTGATATTTGGCAGGTTACAGTATTACCGTATCCGGCATTACCGTTGAAAGTTTGTTGGATAGCTTCAATAGCAAAGTTAGTATGACGACGATAAACTACTTTGAAAAAGGTAATTTGCGGATTACCAGTTAAATAAACATCCTGAGCACCATAAGCTACTAATTGAAGAAGACCACCACCCATTTACGCTATATTCTTTATACTATTAGAGGAGAAAAAAATATAGATTATATGACACAAAAATTATTTTTATTATATAAACCTTAATATTTATAATTCAAATATAATGATGTTTAAAGAGAAGTCATCTAAAAAAAAAATAACAACAGATATAAATGAAACTGTTACTTTGGACGCGATGCATAATAATATGATAAAGGATTTTGAGAAGAGCGATAAGGAAAAGATATACTATCTTGAAAAACTGAGTTATTGCGAAGAAAAGAAAATGGAGATATTAAAAAGTATAAATAATACGGCAGATAAAGAACTTAATAGTCGGCTTTGGTTCAGTAATACAGAGTTGAACGAGCAGATAATAGATATTAAAAGTAAATTGAATGAACTCAATAATTTAGATGAAATAGAGTATTACAAGAATACGAGCGATATATTATTTCAATATTACGATACCGTAAATAAGCAATCAGATATTAATCAAAATATAAATTTTGTAAAAGAGTCCTTTAATAAACCAAAGATATACAAGAAGGAATCCAAAAAAAAGCGAAATATGAGCATAAATACTAACACGATTAATGTATTAGAAGCTCTTAATAACATAGATAATAAGAAGCTTGTAAAAGAAAATAAATGTGCTGATAGCGATAAAACGGAGGCCAATAAAATTAAGGGGGAAATTAATGAGAATGATAATAGCAAGGTATATGACAAGAGTACCTTGGTAGATAAATACATGGCTATAATAAACAATAGATATGTCAGAACAGTTGAAGACGAAAACATAGAGATATGTAAGGTTTGTAAAAATAGTATGACTTGCCTCCAACACGATGCAATAATTGTATGTAGTATCTGTGGATATCAGGAGCTTCTCTTAGTAGAGCAAAATAGACCGATATTAAAGCAGAATACGAAGGATACATCGCATTTTTGTTATAAGAGGATTAATCATTTTAGAGAGTGGTGCAACCAGGTTCAGGGAAAAGAGAGTACGGATATACCTGACGAAATATTTGAAAAGATTTTAACGGAAATTAAGAAAGAGAAAATAACTGACTTGAAAAAAATAACCTATTTAAAAATGAGGGATATTCTTAAAAGATTAAGAATAAACAAGTATTACGAGCATATCAATTATATTATAAACAGAATTAACGGAATACCTACGCCACAATTCAGTCCCGAATTAGAGGACAAACTATGTAATATGTTCAGAAGCATCCAAGCGCCTTTCTTGAAACATTGTCCGAAAGATAGAAAGAATTTTTTGTCATATAGTTATGTTCTCTATAAGTTCTTTCAGATACTCGGGCTAAACGAATACCTCAAATATTTTCCATTATTGAAAAGCAGAGAAAAGCTCTATGTTCAGGATCAGATATGGAAAAAGATATGTGTGGATTTAAACTACGAAATAATACCATCGTTATAAACTGCTTACCACGACTGCTGGAATATATTTAAAATCAGCAAATATTCCAGAAGACAAGTAGACAAGTAGACAAGCAGACAAGTAGACAAGTAGACTACGATAGTCCTACGATTATTATAATAAATATAGAGATATTATCATAGCAGTCCTTGAGAAGCTGGAATATTCTTATTTTTTCATTTTACACCTTTTTCATATAAATCCCAGTTTAGAACACCATTAACCGTAATAGCAAATACACCAGTATATTTTTTGAATACTTCTTGTGATTGTGTTTTTATTACACAACGCTTTCCTTTATTACTATAACAACGATTTCGTTTTTTGTAATGATTTTATACTTGTTTCATCAATACAAATAATATCTTCTATTTTGTATTTTTTTCACTTCATCATAAAACTCTTTTATTTTTGAATTAATATTTATATCTTTACCAAATCTCTTTACTGGTTCAAGTCGTATTCTTGTAAGTTTCAAAGTAATATTATTATCATTAATTACTCTAAAAATCTGCGTTGTAGATAAATTAGCATCTTTGTATTTGTCTTTGATTTTTTAACTAAATAATATTGAACTGCTGTTAATTTATAATCATTACTTTTATGAGTAGGCATATATATTATTGAATTATTTTTTCATAAAATTGATTAATAAAAAAAAATTGATATGAAATACATAAATAAATAAGTATTATATTATTACATACAATATGAGTGCTCTTTTACAAACCACGAGTGAAATTGATATTGATAAACAACATATAATAACATTATTTAATACCTGCGTTAAAGGTATTGAAATATGTTTAGAAGGACAAAATATAAACCATTGTGGAAAAGAGGGACATTGGTTAGAAACAAAAATGGGTATAAAGCATAACGCAAAAAATGAACCTGACATTAATGGTTATGAAATGAAAAAATCTTCAAGTAAAACCACACTTGGTGATTTTAGTGCAAGCGAATATGCGTTTTCAGGAAAAAATAAAAGAAACAGCATTAATACTCTCAACAATTGGACTGATGAAATAAAATTAAGCAGGAGCGATTTTATTAAGACATTTGGAAATCCAAATCCAAGTAAGAAAAACAGATATTCGTGGTCTGGAAGTTGTGTTCCAACTTACAATAATTGGAACTCTAACGGACAGATATTAACAATAAATGAAAATAATGATATAATCATTTATTATTCATTTTCAAATGATACAAGAAGTGTAAAAATAGATTTTCCATTATTCTTACAAAACAATAATATTGTAATTGCTTTATGGAAATCATCAAAAATGAAACAACATATTGACAACAAATTTGATAAAAAGGGGTTCTTTATATGTAAAAAAATAGGAAATACATATGAAAAGATTTGTTTTGGTAAAGCATTTAACTTTGAGTATTTTATTGAATGTATCAAAAATAAAAAAGTTATATTTGATAGTGGAATGTATGATGGAAATAGTCGTAATTATTCTCAATTTAGAGGTTCATTTTTTTGGAATGAATTAATCACCGAAGAGTATTAATTATATATTTACCAAGATAATAGGCAAACTTACAAGCAACCGCATTACCTATTTGCATAATAATATCTTTATTTGAACCATCTATAATGTAATTATCAGGGAAACTTTGTATTCTTTTTAGTTCTGTAATTGTCAATCTTCTAATTTCTTTTTCGTTATATTTAACCAACGCATCATAACCATCTTTCCAATATCTCGCAGGAATTGTATATGATGGTTTGTCAAAGTCTAGCATTTGTGCCCCAAACCCAAACCCTTTTTCTTTATTTACACTTTTTTTATTTTCTATTCCTGCTAATGCTTTTTCACTCAAATAGTATTTTTTATCAACCTCTTCTTTTGGAATTAATATGTTTTTAACTGGTATTCTATCTTGGACTGATTTTATAATGGGTTCTGGTTCTTTTGGTAAAATATTTAGGTCTTTTCTAATCCCTATAATTATAGTGCGTCTTCTATTTTGTGGAACTTCAAAATCACTTGCGTATAATTTATTAATTATGCAATTATAATTTCTATTTAATTGTTCCATTATAATGTCAATAATATTTTCACAATTTGCTGTTTTTTTTGAAAGCATCCCTATTACATTTTCCATAATAAATGCTTTGGGTTTGAAATAATCAAGATATTTAACATATTCCATAAATAGAGAATTTCTTGGATCATTTTTATCCCTTTTTCCAGCAATACTAAAACTTTGACACGGTGGTCCTCCAACCAAAATATCTATATTTTTATTTTCTTTATTGTATAATTCATTAAACTTTTCAGGGGGCAACTGCGTTAAGTCAGCGCAATATGCCTTATGATGATAATTTTTATTATAACTTTCAACCGCTTTGTCCCAAATATCTATTCCAGCAATTATATTCAATCCAGCATCAGATAAACCTTTTGACATACCACCGCAACCACAAAATAGGTCAATTACATTTAATGTTTTTGTATCAACCTCTATAATTTGCGTATTTTGTGGTGCTATTTCTTCATTTGATAAAATTATTTTAGGTTCTCCAACAACTTTGTTTTTGCCGTTAATTAGTTCTATTAATTGTGATTTATTTTTTGAACTGCACTTTGTAATACCCAATTCTTTACACTTTTCCAATAACTCTAATTTACTCATTTTTGATATATCCATTTGTTCGGTGATGTTAATTGTAATATTGTTTTGTGTATTATTTGAAATCAATTTTTTGTTTAATTCAATCAATTTTTCTTCAACTGCTTTGTCTATTAATTCTTTTATCTTATCAGTTTGTATTTCGCAAGGGTTTTTACGAGTTAAGTGTTTATCGTAGTGTGATTTTTGAGAAAAGGTCTTATAACATTTTTCGCAACTATATTTACCCATTTTAGTTATATAGTATATTAATATTTTATTTTTATATTGTTAACTAAATAATATCCCGGACATAAATGTATATTATTTAATAATTAAAAATAGGCGTTTGAAATGTAAAAAGGTGTAAAATTTTATAGAAATCTGGTTGTTTTAGCTTTCTCTTTTTAGATATTAAAGAAGTCGTTTGAATAGCCTACCAAAAAATCGTTGATACATTTTATATTTATTTGATATCTTTCATATGTGTAAAAATTGATTGAGTGCTATCTAATAATCTCAGCTATATTAGTGCTAACTATGAACTATTTGACGAGATATATTATATCATATGAGGATAGCTTTATAGTTTTACAGACTATGATTCTATCAGTCATATTGTTGAGAGAATTTGGCGAGATATTGTTTTATATTCCTAATGATATTAATTATGATATGAATTGTATTGAATTGCATTTGCATAAATAATAAAAATAATTAGAGGGAGGAAGAGGGAGGAAGAGGGAGGAAGAGGGAGGCTATTATAATAACATAAAGGCATTGGATTTTTGTAATCCTATGTTGCCTGCGGTTTGAGTAGCAATAGTAAATCGGTTTGCCAATAGTTCTAATATGTATATTGTCAGAGCTATTAGTATCGTGAGAGTAAATAGTTTAGCAACATTGAACTTATTGTCCTGTATTAGCAATGCTACAAAAGCTATTATTAACGCCTGAATAATTAATTTTAGAACCTTGTATAATAGTATGTTGAAATCATCGTATTTTTTAATTGACATTTATTATTATGAAACATTTTATTTGTAATTATGAAAAATATATATAAGATTATAAATATATATTTATATTATAAGATAGAAGCAGTAGTATAAAATGGCAGCAGTAGAAAACAGCGCGATGGTATCAACAAAAGAGGTAGATTATTTGGACGAGGATAAGCCTATCCGTGGCCAAAACTTTGTGCTACTGTCTTTTTTGAGCCCAGAAGATGTTATTGTCAATAAGGAAGCGTACATTTTTACCAAGTTTATTGAGAAGTTTTCCGACGATATGAAGAAGCTCCTTGAAGGCATCAAGGAAAAGAATCCCGAGCAAAAGGATATGGTTGACACGATTGCTGACAATCACTCATATATCTTTGAGCCCAAGGAAATGAACGAACAGCTCACGTTTTATAAATCAGTTAATAACGACACGCTTGAAGCTGCTTATCATAAAGACAATAACTTTATTACTTCTATGCGTGGCATCAAAGTTCGTGGTACCTTTGATACTATTGAAGAGGCAAAAGTCCGCAGCGAGTTTTTGAAGAAGATAGATAACAAGTTCAATATCTATATCGCGCAAGTAGGCTGTTGGTGCCCTTGGTCTCCCAACCCGGAGTCTCTAGAGAATCAAGAATACTCTGAGACGCAGCTCAACACTTTGATGAAAGAGTATAAGAAGAATATGGACAATCGCGATATTGTCTTTGAAAACAGGAAACAAACGCTTGCTTCAAATGCTGCGCCCGTAGAGTCCGCTGGCGCCGCGGGCGATAATGTAGAAGCGAGCAATGAAAACGAAGATGGAAATATCGTCAGATTGGACGAGATTAAAGAAGAAATTGAAAAGACTGATGTTTGGACTGAAAGAAATGTTGAAAAATAATCTATATTATATTATTAAGAATGAAAGCGATTGCTATATTTTTACTTTTTATAGGAGCTATACTAATAGTCCAAGGCTACTATGATAAAAAGCTTACTTGTGGTAAGGAAAAAATAATAGTCAAATATATACCTAGAAGTACCTATGAAGAACAAATGAAACCCGAAGAAAGCCTTCAAACATTTTACAGGGGAATGTTTGAAGATATTATATTGCCTTAATTATTTTTATCCTCAATATTATTAAATGGATATATTAAGAAATATTGAAAAAAAAATATTAAATATTGCCAATAATAATACTAATAACGCGAGCGAAATTAATAATTTGAAAAAGGATATTAAACTATATTTGGATATTTTTGATAAACGCGAGGAAATAAAAAGAGAGAAGAAGGGCATCTACGATGAACTATATGATAACAAAAGGAAGGCTTATCGCATCAGCTATGAAAACTATCTATCTGATAAAAAGGAATTAATGAAAGATATTGTTAAAGAAAAGACTAAGGGTGCAATTCGCAAATACTTAGAATGTAAATACGATGATGAAGAGGCTGTCGCCAATATCCCAGATATTTACACATACGAAAATATCAGACTGCCAAATAATCGCGAAGATTTTGATATGCCATATGTTCAACAGGTTCCCGTAAATAACAAAAAAGACCATATGATACCTATTGAGCCGGTCAAGCCTACCAAGCCTCTCGTAGCAAAACCTGAAGAAAAAGAATGTCCAGAAGGTAAAGAAATAAATCCAGTAACAAAAAGATGTGTTAATGTGTGTAAGGATGGACAAGTAAGAAACCCCAAAACAGGTAAATGCATAGCATCTGCCAAAAAGACCAATACAGAACCCAAGAAGGAGGAGCCTAAAGCTGTAGAGCCTAAGGGAGCGAAGGAGAAGGAATGTCCGGAGGGTAAAGAAATAAATCCGGTAACAAAGAGATGTGTTAATGTGTGTAAGGACGGCCAAGTAAGAAATCCTGAGACAGGGAAATGTGTAGGTGCTAAGAAGAAATAGTGTATAATGCGTCGCCCCATCCCTTGTCTGTCATTATTGTTATAACTCTTGTAAAATTATAGTCTCTCAAAAAATCATCTATATCTTTTACACTCGGACAATTTTTATACAATTCTATTTCGTGTATTTTTATATATATGGCTTTTGCGTATTTCAAATAATTTGTAGCGCCCCGTAATGCCATTAGTTCGGCTCCTTGAATAGTTATATTCAAAAAGTTATATTCGTCAGCTTTAATACCTTGAATATCAAAAAAAGTATCTATAGTTATACTTTTAGATTTTGTACTATTAACATATGATATGTCTGGATAAACTTCAGTATGTCTAGACATATCTAAAATACTTGATGAAGCCGTATCATTCGCTTTGTACAATATAACCTCGCTATAATCTTTATCAGTTATTATATAGTTATGGACGGATATATTATTATTCTTAGCAACTGCTACCATATCATCATTTCCCTCTATCCATATTATATCATCCTTTGCGAAGCCCATTGTAATATATATAGGCAATTCTTCGCATTTATGGGCGCCTATATGAATGCATTTGTTTATTTTTATATTATTAGTATTCAATAATTCTAATAAATAGCTCGGATTTAACAACATTATACTATAGAAAATATAAAATTATCGCGTAATTATATTCAATATCTAAATATAATATAATATTAGGTTATTAAACTTAGTATATTAATGAGTACTAATAATGAACATAATGATATAAATGATCCTGTGGTACAAGATGTTTTAAATGAATTCAGAGACGAATTATTAATATCTAAAAATAATAAAGATATGGGCTTAAATACTCCACCTCTTATAATACAAGATATGTCCGGCAGCAATCAATCTAACTCAACTCATCCCTCGTATCCTCCGCCGCATTCGCCGCCCCAACAGCCTTCTTATCATCAACAGCCTTCTTATCATCAACAGCCTCCTTATCCTTCTTCGCATCCTCAACAGCCTCCTTATCCTCCTTCGCATCAGCAACATACTCCTTATTCGCCATACACTCAAATGAATAAAAATGATTATATGCTATATATGGATATTGAATTGATTAAGAAGAATCTCATAATAGTTATTATAGTATTCCTGATATATTTTAGCGGAATAATTAATAACATTTATGATAGGATACCAGAATATTTACAAGAAAATATCCTGTCCCTTGATGTCTATATCAAAACCGTATTGCTATTTATTATATTGTATGTAATATCTTATGCCGGATATGTATGATATTTTTAATATTTATATGAATAATTTACATCTTGTGGGACAGCTACAGTAGCTGTCTTTGTAGGAAGAGTAAAATATTTATATACAAAGAATACTCCTACTAAGAAAGTTAAAAATATAGAGAATATAGTAGTTCCAAACATTATAGTATAACTGGATGAATCATATATATCTTTATTCATTACAACGATAGATATTATCATAACATTATATAAAATAATTATAAGCGAATAGATTGCTATAAATAGATTTAAATTACTATAATATCCCCACGCTAATGCTACAACAATAATTATACTTGCGACAGAATAACCAAATATTATAAATACTTCCTTTACAATATCATCATTTTCCGCTTGTGAAACAAAAGCCTCTTTCATTTTTATATATCTAATAATTATTAAGATTATTTATTGCGAGTATTACGAGTATTGTGAGTATTGCGAGTATTACGAATTATTGCAGTTTTTATAAAAGTTTTTAACATCTGTATTAGTTCTAAAAGAGTTCTTATCAACATCTATGATTTTTATAGAGCTCAGTTTTTTTGCTCGCGATAATGCAGTATATGACTGTCCGCTAGTAAATATATTAGGCCCCAAATCTAATTCAAGGGCATCTATCGTCATACCCTGAGATTTATGAATAGAGAGCGCATAGCATATTCTAATAGGCATATGTATGATATAAGAGCTTTTTGACGAAACCTTATTATTGAATGTATCTGTAAAATATTTAATAGTATGAATATTACCGTTTATATCATTGATAATTACATAGTCGGCGCCGAGATGTTTAATAACACCCCTCGTTCCATTTACAAGAGATTCCTCAACACTTATATTTCTAATAATAATAACTTGGGCGTTTAATGTAAGCTCAATTGCAAATTTTTCTCCCTCCTTTTCCTTATCGCAGCTCGCAATAGCAGCATATGTCTTAGATATATTCCCCAGCGCTTTAAGCTTCTCTATCTCAATATTATTGATTTTATCAACATTAACATTTATAGGATACAATTTCGTAGGAATAATGCCATTATCAAACTCGGTATCTCGTAATTTATCTAAAACCTTTATGATATTATCAGTACATTTGCCTTTTCTAACAATTTTCAGAATCTTTTGAAATAGTTCGTCGTCATCCTGTCTTATTAACTTTTCAAGCAATACTATTCTTATATTTATTTTATTCCATATATCCGATAAGAAACAATATCTGCCTTTAACGGGCGCCAATTGACAAAAGTCGCCTACTAATATTAACTGAATATTACCAAAGCACGCTTCGCTGGATTTTATGATACTTAGAAGTTCAGATATTTTTTCAAATAATTCCTTATCAATCATAGATATCTCGTCAATAATAAGTGCATCAAGCTTTAATATATTCTCGTGCTTTTTCTTGTTTTTAAGAATATTGCCAAGTATTTCCTTGATACTCCCAGTTCCCAAACCGAGTCCTAAAAACGAATGTAATGTCTGGCCACCTATCATAACCGCTGCAGTCCCAGTAGATGCCGTAATAGCAAAGTTCTTATTTGCATTATTCAAATACTCTATGATATATTTAATAGTATAAGATTTCCCAGTTCCTGCTGAACCCGTCAATAAAATATTATGTCCTTCCATAACACTACTGACAGCATATATTTGCTCTTCGTTTAAAAGATTCATTATAAAAATAAGATAATATATATCTATATCATTTTTTATTATATCGCGCTCTATTAATAGCTCAAATGCATTAATCAATAAATAAGGGTTTTGTCATAAGGAATCAAGGATTTTTTTAATTCCCTTGTTCTTCTTATTGTAATTTGATATGAATATATTATTTTTATTTTGCAATCGTTTAATAATATCATTGTGATATCGCTCGTCAATTGTTGGCGAAAAGTTATAATACCACTTCTTTAATATCTCTATGTCTATTATTTTTTGCGGATTACAATTGTATTCCTTATACATATATAGAATGGCTCTTGATATAAAACCCCGCGAATCATTATTCGGTACAAACACCTTGTCCTTGTGATTTACATAATTATTACATTCTAATTCAACCCAATGTTTGCTCTTTATATCATAATCTTCGTGAAACTTATAATTGGATCTATTGCTATTTAGTGTATTGAGGGTCTTAATAATATTGTGCATATCATTAGATTGCTTGCCATCTAATAAACATTGTGGGTATATGTGTTCGGCTGATACAAATTGCCTGTTATAATTGCTTTTCGCCACACCTCGTGCAATATTTTTAGATATGCTGGAACAAGTTAATGTGTCGTCGGCGATTCCGTTGATAATACACTTTTTAAGGTATTTATTAGTATATATCATAGGCATTTTAGGGTCATTTAATATTGTATCTTTGATTATATTTGAGAATTGCATTTTGTGCTGCATATTTGTCCGCATTTTATTCTGTATTTTAGCAAAAGTACGCACATAACTCAATTGAAACAATAATAACAAGATTATTAATAGCATAACACAACCTTAATATTAAGAGAGATATTATCAATTTTTTTCTACATTCGGGTATAATATTTTAAAAAATATATACATATTTTCGTGGATACTATATGTGCCATCTGGCTTAAACATTTTGAGTAGCTTTTTAGATTCAAAATCCCCGTGTATCCAATAATGAACCATAATGGGTTTTGAAGGATATTTGCCGCTCCTAACGGCAGCCCAATCATTAGCTGCCGAGGGAATACCCCCAAGCTTCAAATCATTAATAGGAAATATCAGCTCCCTATCCTCTATTATGAAAACATCTCGTTCTCTCAAATCCTTATCGTAATTATTTATATTAGTTAAAATGTAATGTCCGCCAAATATATCAAACTTATTAAATAAATCATATCCATGTCTATTTATATATTCTGGGATATTGCGCAAAAGTTTGTGCAAGAATGCATTATTTTTGTTAGCAGCAAAGAATGCATTGCATATATATCTATCATTATTATATATCAATTTAGTTTGTTCGGCAGGCTCATAGCTTACATAAAAGGTATTCCTTGTCATATCAAGGAGTTCAGTGAAATCTCGCAAAACCAACACATCCAAGTCAATATATATGCCACCATAATGATATACTAAAATGATTCGCGCAATATCCCCGCGCTGTACGCCTGTTCGTGCTGAATTATATATTTTATAAAAATCGGGATAGTGTTCGTTTATCAATTTTAATATCATATTGTCCGTCCATAAGATAATTTCGTATCCTCGCGATTTCAATAATTTCGCGTTCTCCTCGCGTATATAATTAATTATTGGAGGAACAGGGTCATCGCTCCAAGTTTGATGTATCGTCTTAGGTATCATAGTATATACTAATAATATTAATAATAGCTTTATATCCATATCCTAAAAAGACATATTCATAATCGCATTATCTAAAATATAATCCCAGAAGATTATGAAATTTACTAGTTTAATATTTGAGAATTCAAATGATGGTATATAAATAGACATAAAATTGAAGTCGCCGAATATATTAAGAGACCACATAAACTTAAATATTATAGTATATAAATACATATTCTTGGTATCATCATAAGATTTATAATATATCAAAGTATCCTTATAAAAATACACAGGTAATATATGAAATATTATATTACATATTATATATTCCGCCTGTAATAGACGCTTATCAGAAATGCCCTTAATTAGTTTATTAAAAATGAATGGAGAATTATCTAATGTTTGAAATAATATCCTACTATCATATATTATAAATGTGTGAAATAATATAAATATATTTAAAGAATTATTAGCAATAAACTTGGATATCATCAGATTATTTATATTAAAATAATTAATCAATATATAATTCAAAAATATAATATAGATATTCCAATTCGTATATTGATTTATTTTTCTCCTCAATACATCAATCTTAATATTTTCTGTATATTTCCCGCTTATCATCATACATATAAATATGGTATATAAGAATAACTCAAATTGATTACTATTCTTATTATATACTACCAAATTATTCATCATTATAATATAGATATTATATATTTATCTTATATAATATTTACAATGGGGGAAACCGCCCCCAACGCGGGCTATTGTCAAGGTTATAAAAATACTTAGATTAACATAGCAGTTATAGAGACACTGGAATATCAATATTTTTTCATTTTAATTTTCAATTTTTAGAAATATTCAGTGTCTTTTTAATAGATCATAATGGTATTACAAATATCTCAATAGCCTCTCAATAGCCTCACAATAATTATTATAAATTTACTTAGATTAACATAGCAGTTATAGAGACACTGGAATATCTATATATTTTCATTTTTAAAATTGAGTACATCTCTTGATTTATTTTGTAATTTCTAAAAAACTTTTGAAATTTTTGAAAAAACAGAAAGATGTACTCAAATTTTAATTTTCAAATTTTAGAAAATTCTGGTTTCTTTTTTAAACATCATAATGGTAATATAAATATATTATAAATCTTTCAATAGCCTCTCAATAATTATTATAAATATACTAAGATTCTCTTAGCAATTCTTGAGACACTAGAATATTTAAATTATAATTTTCAATTTTTAGAAAAACCTGGTTTCTTTTTACATTTCAAATACCTATTATAAAGCTTTTGAAAATATAAAATGCTATTTTTATTCGGATAACCAATTGGATTACATAAAAATGAAATTTCATTTAGATTGTCTTAAAATTATGAATATTTATATATTTTCTATGTATTTCTCATCTAATAAAAAACATAGATTTTTACATCTCGCATAAATAATACTAATACTATCTAATTCATTATTTATACTATTAAATTTTTCAACACCTTCATCTGTAATAATGTATTGTACGCTATATGGTTAATCCATTAGTCCAATCTCAAATGTGTAGTTATCCATTTCAAAAGGATCAGTTAAACCTGCTTTTTCAGCCATCCTATAAGACCAATAAGCAAAAGCCGGTTTTATAATCCATTCTTTCGTGTTTAAATTTATAATTCCCGATGCATCAAAATCAAACAGTTTATAATTACCATCTAAACCTAAACCAGTATTATCAGGCTTCCAATCAAAATATATTATTCCTAAAGACTGTAAATGCTCTTTAGCTTTTTTCATATCTATTTGTAATTTTGTTTTATCATAATCCTCATTAACTCTAACCATTTCCATATCAATATATTTATCATTCGCATTATATATATCTACTATGTTTATATGTGAATTATTTTTAAGAATTTCAGCAATTTTGCGTTCTCTCGTAGCAACACATTCTTTTCTAAAAAAATCAAAGTTATAAGTATTATTATTTCGTTCTTTAAACTTTCCTAATTTTGTATAAATGGTTACCTTGTTTTTGTAAAAAAAAAGATATTCATATGTTGGTTTAAATATATTCATAAATTGTGTCATTAAATATATATATAATAAAAACCTTTTATATTATTATATATATTACGATGGAATTGGAGCAAAAAATATAGATATTCCAGTGTCTCTATAACTGCTAAGAATCTTCTAAGAATATTCTAAGAATCTTCTAAGAATTTTTATAATGGGGGAACCCGCCCCCTGCGCGGTCTATTGATGGGCTATTGAAAGGTTTATAATATATTTAGATTAACATAGCAGTTATAAGAGACACTGGAATATCTATATATTTTCATTTTTAAAATTGAGTACATCTCTTGATTTATTTTGTAATTTCTAAAAAACTTTTGAAATTTTAGAAAAAACAGAAAGATGTACTCAAATTTTAATTTTCAATTTTTAGAAATATTAAGTGTCTTTTTAATATATCATAATGGTATTACAAATATCTCAATAGCATCTCAATAGCCAGCGATAGCCTTTTCTATAACCTTGACAATAGCCCCCTCAATAGCCCCTCAATAGCCCCTCAATAGCCCCTCAATAGCCTCTCAATCGCCTCTCAATCATCCCTTCTATAAAACCGCGTTGGGGGCGGTCTCCCCCATAGGTCTCCCCATAGGTCTCCCCATAGGTCTCCCCCATAGGTCTCCCCCATAGGTCTCCCCCATAGGTCTCCCCCATAGGTCTCCCCCAGGATTATTCTAAGGGTGATGAAGTTATTGTCATACCACAATATTCTACATTTTTTACTTTGAATTCTTGTTTAGTATATATTCCTATATTTATAGATTCTTCTAATATCCATTTGAAATTATCCCAAAATTCTTCGGTATGTCCTATGCTTTCTGTTGATAAATGGGCGAACTCGTGTAATACGACGAAAAGCATAGTATTTAAATCAACTAATTTATCATTACTTCTAAGACACAGAACAATCTGCTCGCCTTTGTTTATAGAATAGCTCGTATATCCAGGAGTATCAACGCCCTCTTTTAATCTGTCAGGCCTAAAGTTCTTCTTTAATAATCTAACGCGCTCATCGTTAAGAGAAAAGGATTTCTCTAAGTGTTCCATTAATACTACTAGCTTCTCTCGTATCTTCGCAATTAAATTGGCGGCTTCAAGAGAATCGTCTTTAATCTGTACTGTATATTCCTTCTCATCTATTTTGCTCCTGACTTTCATTAATCCAATATTAGAATAATAATTATAAATATAATATATCCCTATTATTGTTACAATTATTATAATTAACCCCTCTGTGTTTATTTCCATACTTCTATTACTTATAATAAATTAAAAATTGATTTCTATTATTTATATTTAAATAATTGCCATTATCTATTTAATATGGATAAACCAAGGAAAGACTACGAACCTCTTAACAAAAGCCCCGTAGAGTTTCAAATCACAGACATATATGTCCCCGAGAATGATAGAAATAAGGAGAAGGATTTTGACGAAACATATTCTATGATTTTATACGGCGTATGTGATAACGGCGCTACTATCTCAACCGTTGTGAATTGTTTCAAGCCTTTCTTTTACATTAAACCTCCTGAATCGTGGGAAAGCCTTAGCGATAAGGTGTTTGAGGCTAAGGTTTCAACATTCAAAGATAAGATATTGAATGGCAAATATATGGCGCAATTCAAGAATAATAAATACGAAAAGAAAATTATCCCGAACAATTTGTTATCGCATTTCTCTAACATATCTACGGTAGAAAAGAAGGATTTCTGGGGATTCACTAATAACAAGCTATTCCGCTTCATTAAAATATCTGTGAAATCCTTGAAACTATATAACAATCTTAAGTATTATTTGAAAACTCTTGAGAAAGAGGGATTCAAGGCGTACGAGAGCAATATTGACCCATTCCTTAAATATATTCATATTCAAAATATCAAACCTTGTGGTTGGGTAAGAATTGAGAAATATAAAGATGGCGATGATTCGTGCAGATGCAATTATAATATCAGCATAAATAGCAAGGATATTATTCCGCTTGATATCAATAAAATTGCACCTATTCTCATAACATCTTTTGATATTGAATGTTCCAGTAGCCACGGAGATTTTCCAGTCGCCATAAAGAATTATAGCAAGGTCGCGCAAGATTTGGCATTGGTCGCAAAAGCCGGATACGAATACACTAGTGATTTTATAATTAGCTGGTTAAAAAACATCTATATAAAGGATATTATAATTGATGAAGCAATTGACCTAAAAATAAATCGGGTATATGCTAAGAAGAAGCTTCACACCAATTATATTAATAGCATTCCCGAGCTTCTCGCGGATAGAATGGAAGATATAATATCAATTCTAGATAAAATATCGGCATCTGTTGCTAAATCTGCTGATGATGATGACGGCGATGGCGGTGGCGACAGCGGAGAGGCCGAAGAAGATAATGATGTAAATATGACGATAGCCCAATTGAATGAAGAAGAGACGAAGCTGGCAAAAATATTAGATATGCTATTGGTTCCTCTTGAAGGCGACAAAATTATTCAAATAGGAACCACTACGCATATATACGGTTCTGATAAGATTGTTTACAAAAATATCATTACATTGGATACTTGCGATTTAATTGAGGATTGCGATGTTATTGCGTGTAATACGGAAAAGGAATTGTTGATAAAATGGAAAGAGCTGATGAATGAGTTGAACTCGGATATTGTAGTAGGCTATAATATATTCGGTTTTGATATGCCCTATATATGGGATAGAGCTAAGGAGCTTGGGATATTGGAAGAATACAGTATAGGCTGGGGGAGATTGATAACCCGCAAAACATCTCTGGTTGAACAAAAATTATCTTCTTCGGCGATGGGAGATAATATCCTCAGATATATTGATATGGACGGTGTCGTATTAATTGATTTGCTCAAGGTTATGCAGAGAGAACAGAAATTGGATAGTTATAAATTGGATAATGTCGCCTCAATATTTCTCGGGGATAATAAGAATGATTTGAAGCCACAAGAAATATTCGCCAAATTTAAGGGCGATTCTAAGGACAGATGCGAGATAGCCAGGTATTGTATTCAAGATTGCTGTCTCGTCAATAGGCTAATTCATAAATTAAAAATTATGGAGAATAATATTGGGATGGGAAATGTATGCTTAGTTCCTCTCAATTTCCTATTCCGCAGAGGACAGGGAATAAAGATTTTCTCTCTAATCGCCAAGCAATGTATGGAAAAGAACTCGTTGATTCCCACGATTAAATCGTATGACAATGATGTTATAGATATGGAAGACGGCTATGAAGGCGCCGTTGTCTTAGACCCGAAAGAAGCGATATATTTAAATGACCCGATTGTAGTATTTGATTACGGCTCTCTATATCCTTCGTCTATGATTTCAAATAATCTGTCTCACGATTGCTATTTGATGGACGAGAAATATAGGGTTGCCGACCCTAACATAGAATACAAGAATATATATTATGATATATATGAAGGAAAGGGAGATAAGAAGAAAAAAGTAGGTGAAAAAGAATGTACCTTCGTACAATACAAGGACGGGCGCAAGGGAATCATAGCAGATATCTTGGATATGCTTTTGATTGAGCGCAAAAATACGAGGAAAAAAATAGAATATAAGACAATCAAGGATGGCAAAAATATATATACGGGATTTTGTACGGACAAAGGCGATATCTATAATATACTGAATATTGATACTGGAGAAAATTACAATATTCAAAAAGATACTGTCTTATCCTTTGAAGATACCTATAATAGCTTTGAGCAGGATGTATTAGATTCGCGACAGATTGCCTATAAAATCACGGCAAACTCGCTATACGGCCAAATTGGCGCCAGAACATCATCTATATATTTGAAAGAAATAGCAGCCTGCACTACGGCGACCGGGAGAGAAATGATTATGTTGGCTAAAAAATTCGTTGAGGATAATTATGGTGCTGATGTTATTTATGGAGATACTGATTCTATCTTTTGCAAGTTTCCTTTGAAGGATGAGGAGGGTAATATAGTATTGGGAAAGGACGCGTTGCCTTATGCGATTAAGATGGGAAAAATAGTAGAAAAGGAGATTGCAAAAATAATGCCTAAGCCGCAGAAATTGAATTATGAAAAATCGCTGTATCCGTTTATATTGCTAAGTAAAAAGCGATATGTCGGGAACCTGTATGAAACGGATGTTAATAGCTATAAACAGAAATCTATGGGTATTGTATTGAAAAGGCGAGATAATGCGCATATTGTCAAGAAAGTATATGGAGGCGTTATTGATATCATATTGAAAAAACAGGATTTGGCTGCTTCTATAGAGTTTCTAAATGAAGAACTCAAGGATCTCGTAGAGGGCAAAACATCAATTCAGGAACTCGTTATTACTAAGAGCATCAAAGCATCTTACAAAGACCCTTCAAAAATAGCTCATAAGGTTTTGGCAGATAGAATAGGTGCGCGAGACCCAGGAAATCGTCCGTGTGTCAATGAACGCATCCCATTTGTATATATAAAAACTAATAATCCTAATTCTCTCCAGGGAGACAGGATAGAAAACCCAGAATATATCGTGGAGAATAATTTGACTCCCGACTATCTCCACTATATTACAAATCAAATTATGAAACCAATTCTGCAATTATATGCCCTATGTATTGAACTGTTGCCAGGATATGATAAGGATGAAGAGTATTGGCAGAAAGTTGATAATGATTTACAAACTAAACCTATGTATCAGGATATGATGCGCCGAAAAAACAGATTAGATAATCTGAAATTATTGGCTGTCAAAGAGCTATTATTTGACAAATACATCAATGTATTGAGCGAGCCGAAAGAACCTAAAATTAGAAAATCAGCAAAATCTCGCTCAACTAAGACAGCAGTATCTGGCGAACCTGAGGCCATCGCCGTTGGGAACGAGATTATTAAGACAGAGAAGGAGAAATTGAAAAAAACTGATAAAAATATTGAGACGGGAACATTGAAGGTAGATATTAAAATTACTAAAAATGCCAAGACAGGTGTTATAGGGTCTTCTGCATATATTAGCGATGGGACGAGCAAAATATGGCAATATGAAAAAGATAATTGTAGGGATAAGAATAGGGAAGCAATTTATATTATAAATAAGGTAATTAATTATGATAAAAATTATAAATATATTATTACACTGAATAATAAGAAGTTTATTATAGAATATTATACAGCTCTCGTGTATTATAAGGAAAATGAGGCATCTATGGAAACTAATATATTGAGTGATATATTCAATAGCCAAAACATAGGGGAGCTGAAAATTATTAATAATATCAGGATATTTGGCGATATTATTGCCGATTACAAGCTATTCTCGTTTGTCTCCAAATAAATACTTAACAATCGTAGCCGCTTTCTCCTTGCCTACGCCATCTATCTTGCACAACTCCTTAATTTTATTGTCATTGTCAATTAAACTCGTGATTAAATTGGGCATCGTGGGATATATCTTGGCAATATTCTTTGCTATTATATTTGAAATATGAGGAATCTGTGATAACTGCATAATATAGCAGGTATCCTCGTCTATATTATCTATTTTCTTTTTTTTAAGCTTAATATGGTCTGTATAACATAATGTTTCATTTTCATTGCTATGAACATAAATAAACTTTTTAGGATTTTCTATTATTTTAACTGCTATTGATAACAATAATGTGGCTGTTTCGCTAATTTTTTTTGTAAATAAAACCCTGATATTATCACGAAACATAGTATTTATATAAGCACCTTGAATAATTGATTTATTTGAATATATTTTAGAAGATATAACATCATCTTCTTCAATAATATATGATAATTGATATTTAGAATAACATGATAACATTCGCACCTTCTGTTCTCTATATCTTCCATCATGTATAGACGATATAAGATCTTTGACAGTTTTTCTTTCAAATATATATAGAATATCATTATATTTAATATGAATATCTCCAATATCTAATGTTTCTTTTGTAATTTCTATTTTATCCTTGTAAATATCTAAATCTCTGTCAAATATATCATTATACAAAGAGTCCTCGCGAATATCAACAATAATCGTAAGTTTATTATTCATATATGATAATATATATAATAATATATTTATATATTATAGAGGTTAGCTTATGAATAATTCATTAGATAAGCTAATTGGAAACGATGAATTACTAACATACATATGTTTAATACTATCTATTCTTAATACGTTATTAATGTCTATTGTTATTAATGATATCAGGTGCAATTTCAATATCTATATTTTTCTATTATTTGAAGCTCTTTTCTTAATATTTATAGTATATTTTTTATTGAAAAAGAAAGATGTATATAGCAAAGATGATGACATAAAATATGACTGGTATTTTTATTTACGCGTCAGCATAATAACCCTCGTATTTTTCAATTTTGCCCTATACATATACAACATATCAAACGACACTTCTGCAAACCTCTCGAAAAATGGCGGCGGAGGCGCTTTTTCAAGACAAAGAACAAAGGTATCTTCAATACAATCAGAAACAGAAACAAGTACTAACGATGATATAAATGAAAAAAAAAGATTACTAGTTAAAGAATTAAATGAAGAAATTGCAAGAAGAATAAGACTTGCGAGAGATAAACAAGCAATGGAAGAGTATTATATAACTAAAAAATATATACAAAATCCAGAAATAATAAAACAAAAAATAGACGAATCAAGGAAATCATTAAAAGCCGAAATAGAAGCAATAAAAAAAGAGCAAATACAAAGGAGAGATAAAATAATAGGTAATGCTAGAGAAGATAGAAGTCTAAGTAAAATATCAAAAAAATTATTGAATACATCTCTAACTTCTCGAACTATTAGGGTGCATCCAATTAATACTTAATGAACACGATTTTAACTTGATTAGAAAAATAACAAAAATAAATAAAAAGTGATAGGATTTATAATATTATATACGATTTATAATATGGATTCATATGGACTTATAGAACCTGTGGGAATTGCTTTAACTAATGAAGAAATTATTATTCTTACAGAGGATTTTGCCAAAGATTATATGAAAAAATATGATGATTCGCATAGTTTTGACCACGCAATGAGAGTTAAAAATATAGCTACGACTCTGGCAATATCAGAAAATCTAAATGAAGAACAAATATTTATAATTCAATTGGCAGCGCTGACGCACGATATAAATGATAGCAAATATAGTAATAATAACGAGGACACTCAAGAAAATGTATTGAGGGGCTTCTTTAATAATTTAATAGATGACAAAAGTATATTAGAAAATATTATAGATATTGCTTGTAATGTAAGCTTGTCTCATGAATTGGCAAAGACTTCGTCTTCATATAAATCTATTGAATTGGATTGCGTAAGAGATGCAGATCGCATAGATTCGCTAGGAGCAATAGGAATATCCAGATATTTCACATACGGGATTGTAAATAAACAGAGTAATATAAGCAGTATCATTGATAACATAGAAAATCGCACAAATATCTTGATGAATAACATAAATACTGATATGGGCAAAAAAATAAGCACAGATAAATATAGAATTATTAGAATGTTTATAGAAGATTATCGCGATACTATGTTTTATCAATCGCTTTAATAGTTCTAACGACGAACTTATTAATTATCGTATTCAATATTAGCTTCGCATCATCGCATTTAATCTCATTATTAACTTTATCAATCAAGTAATCACTCTCGCGCTTTATATTGACCTTTTTGTTATATTTCTTTCTAATTTTTTCTGCAACAATATAGCTCTGAATCTTACCGACAGCATCTTTCCTTTCCTTATCAATTATCATAATATAAGTATTGTGGATAATATTATATACAAGCATTCGCACAGTTATATTATCCAATATCCTATAATTTTTGTTATAACAATATACGGCATTATCAAATCCGTAATCACCAATTATATCATTAATATCGCGCTCATGCATTATTTTAATCTCTTCATTTACATACATTGCAATGATATTTTTCAATTTAAAATAGTCTTCGTTAGATGATTCATCATTAAGCTTCATTTTTGCAATAATAACCTTGGTTATATTTTTGAGTTTTTTGTGATTTGCAATATTAAGCTTGAGAATATTCTCAGGATTCACATCAACATAAAACATAGTCTCTTATAATAATATAAATGTATTATTATCCAATCAATTTTTATATTCGTCTGCGATTCGCTCCTCTGTCGCAATTTTAGACACAGTTGTCATGGTCGTTTGTGAAGGTATTGACATAGGTTGAGAAGGGGCCTTTGTCGCATTCTCCTAGGGATTTAAAATTAATATCAACTGGACATTCTTTTTTGAAGTTTTTTGCGGTTTTTGCCTTGGATTGATAATCAAACAGTTCAAAAGAGTTCAATTGGTTTTTAAAAGTATCACTTATGCCATATTGAAAAGTCCAATCGCCCTCGTTATAAAAGGGCTTCTTATAAATGCAACTCTTTTTGCCAACAGACATTCCAGATAAAAGTCCGTTCTCCCTGCCTTTTATATCATCCAAATTATCAAAATAATATTGGTGGCTATGACACAATTCCATATTAATATTCGCGTCAAATAGTAATCTCTGACTATCAGTATATTTTTTTGATAATAATGACATATTCTCACAGGATATTTTTGAACTCAATTCCTTCATATTATATTCCTTCGGCGCCTCTTGGACTCCGTCCTTTATAACTTCGTAATAATTATTCATAATTCTATTTATATTAAGATAGATAAAATAATAATGTATATAAATAGAAGATTTGATTTTTGATGTTCTATTATTTGAATCTTCACAATAAAAAAGATGTTAATGATGTTATAATTTCAAGCGAGAATGTAGTTATATTATATTACTCGGATATGTGCGGCCATTGCATTCAATTGAAACCTACTTGGAATAAACTGTGTGATAGCATAAAAAATAAAAAAGATATAACTATAGTAAATGTGGAGGCAAATAACTTCGATCATCTTCCTGTAAAATACAAGAAGAATATTGACGGATATCCTACGATAATTAAGTATTCGCGTGGTAAAAAGAGCGAATACAATGGAAACAGAGAATTGACTGATTTGATAAAGTTCATTACGCCTATCGTCAAGCCCAAAGTAATACCTGCAAAAGGCGCAAAAAAATAATTTAAGGATAATATACAATTATAATATATAATGGATAATTTGAATATTGTAGATGATATTATTAACAATAATAGCAACGAGCCTACGCCCGAAGAATTGGAAACTTTTAAAAATCTCGTGAATGATTGGTTTAAATACGATGACCAGATTAGAAAACTAAGTATTGCTATGAAAGAGCGCAAGAATTACCAGCGAGTTTTAAATAATAAAATAGAAGAATTTATGTTTAATTATAAATACAATGACCTTAATACACAACATGGGAGAATTAAAACAAACGTTAAAGAATGCAAAGTTCCTATCAAAATGAATGATATTAAAACAAAAATAATTAAATATAATGAGCTTTCTGGCGAAGAATTGCTTAAAAAAATATTTGAAGACGAACGCGAAACAGTAGTAAAAAAGAATATTAAGAGAATTATCCCCAAAGTATCTCTTACTCTATAACTCTATACTTTGTATGTTCGTAAATTCATACTTCATCAAATTATAAGAAGCATTTGCATTTATTTTTATTATGAATAGCACCGTGTACTATATCATATTCGCAAGATGTTGAATAATAGACATTTTTAATATTGTATTTTATAATTGTATTCTCGCAATCCAAGCAAGGCCGTGAATATTTCAGAGGATTATCTAAGCTATTAGGACCTATTCTTACGACATAGATATCGCATTCATTAAGAATCCCCTTGTACTTCTTGTTTATTTTTGATATTGCAGATATTTCGGCGTGCATACTATTTCCCTTTATATAAAAATTGTATCCCGATGAAATTATAATATCTTTATATACTATTATAGCACCGTGTTTGTGCGTATAAACCGGCGATTTTGAGGCAATTTTAGCAGCAATATTCAAATAATACTTTTGCTTATCATTAGATATCTTAATAACATTATCATCTCCCATCTTATACCTCGGTATTCTCTTATTAAGATGACACGGGTTGACAGGGCTGCCCGCATTCATTCCAGTTATATTTGAGTCATTCAGTGCATTTCTATCATCGGGCATTTTACAAATTGATATTGTTAATAGTATATTATATACTATGTTATATCTGTTATATATATTATATTTAATATATAAACAATATCAATTTTTATTACATTTGTTATACCAAAGTGATATATGATATATGATATATGATATATGATATCTAATTATTAATAACAAGATTTTCATTCTGGTTCAGTTCGTGTTCATAACATAGATTGTGTACTTTGAGTGGGGCTATTCTTCCAACACGCTGGGCTCTTCCAATAGCTTGCTGTTTATCAGCGTCCATTGAGTGTAATATTATTACATCTGTGGCAACACTAATATCAATGCCCGAACCAGCATATTGTGTAGTAAGCAAAATAACATTAGTATTTCCATATTTAAAGTTGTTAAGGATATTCATCATCTGGTTAGTATTACCCTTGAGACATGCGTGTGTTATATTGTTAGTCGTAAGTATTTCAGTAATTTTAGAGAATGCAGCATCTACGCGACTGAATACAATGAACTTGCCTGCTCGGTTATTCAATATCAATTCAATCAAGGTATCCTCTTTGCTCAATATGCCTTTTCCAATAGAATCTTTGTTTGATAATTTTACAGCCTCCTCTTTTTTATCTGGAACAATTGCTGTCAAATTGTCAGTACTAGTTATTTCTTTGCGACAATTAGGGCACCTCTTGATATTATCTCCGGTCATTCCCCTGTTATTTAATAAATTAATAATGCAACTACCACAAAATATG